TCGCGATTCGAGTTCTGATATGTTGAACATATCTTTATAAACATACTCGTACTTTTTAGTGGTCGGCATTTTGTAACCACGGAACTTAGCCATAGGTTTAACGAACGAGACGAGAACTTCGTCGATATCAATAGCAACTCTTTTCATTTAAATTATATTATATAAAAATCTCTAATTGTGTTTTTTGTGTATAAAATTTTTACTCAGCTATAGTAGATTAAATATGACAGTACCACCTGTCGTCGACTATAGTAGAATGGAGCGTCTTAAACCTCCAGAAAACACAGTTATACCTTTGAATATGAATACATTGTGTATATTTTTAATTATCGTAACAGGAATAGGATTGTATAAACGTTATGTCGATATTAGTCAATACCGCGAACGACGTCATATTTGATACACTCATTGGGGTTTAAGTACACGTCACGTTTCATGAGTTTTTTGAGTTGTTTATCGGGAATATTCGTTTTTTCCGTGTACGTTTTCTTAACCATATCCATGAGTTTATCACACATTTTCATTTCATCCTTAACTTCCTCGTATTTCCCCCAGAACCCGGTCGTAGATATTTGGTGTATGAGAACGTGTGCATTTTTACCAATACGTCTTTCGTGTCCGCCTAAAAGGAGGAATGTTGCTGCTGAACCACACTCACCCTGTGCGATCGTGATAACCTTAACGCGTGATTTTTCGAGTATGTTCATTGCACTTAGACCCGCGAACAAATCGCCTCCACCACTACACACGTGTACGCGTATAACAGGTTCATAGCCTATAAATTCCGCTTTTTGTTTAAGAAGTTTGATTTCGAGTTTTTTAAACTCTTCTATGAAGTCGAGTATATCGTCGTCCGTGATTTCTCCGTAATATAGAATTTCGTTACCAATAACGCGGGTGATTTTAAATTCTTCATCCTCCGTGTTAGTGGTAGAAGACATGTTTTTATTTTATTTTGTAATTTCTTCTTTAATCAATTTTTTTATTTTGGTAACTTCACGTTGTTTAAGTTTGTTTTGTATGCCTAGGTGGTTCATTACATCAAAATCTTGGGGTGTTAAGTTATATTCTTTAAATTTGGAAACGTCACCTTTTTTTGCATATTCGCGTAAAACCATAAACGTTTGGTGATTCATATATGTTTTTGAACGACTCTGTATGCTATGAATTTTTTGGTGTCGCATTTTTTGGTTACCGAATTTTGTCCAGAATTTACCGGGTCGAATTGTTTCCGCGTTAATTGATTTTGTAAAATATATACGCGGTATTTTTACGGCGTGTAATGTGAAATATGGCATAATGTCCCATTCACCTTTATATATTTCCTCGTCAAATAGATCTGCATCGCTAAGTGATGTTGCAACTTTATCGAAATTGTCTTCTATTACATCGGGGAAGTTTTCTTGTACGACTGCCCATATATGTCCATGTTCATGAAGTGAGTTTGATATATCTATATCATCTCCTTTACATAGAATATTATTTACAATTTCTTTAGGTGATTCGAATATATCTTTTTCATATGGAAAGTCTAGGTAATAGTAAAAATTATGGATATTCCCTTTACACATTTTCGAAGATAAAATCGCGTTTGGGTGTGTAGGTTTTAGTTTTATTATAGAATCTGGTTCGAGTTTATTTAAAATTATAGTAACGAAATTATCCATGAAATAGACATTTTTTGATGTTACGATAAGTTGTTTTTTTGTAATTTTTTTTCCTTCGGAAACACTTTCTATTATATTTTTATAAACGTGTGTATCTGATTCGTAATCTTCTATATAAACGTGTTTATTTGAATGGCGTATCGTATCTAAAAATACATCCTTTTTACGAAGTGTTTCTTCCCATAATTCTATACTATTTGTTTCGTCGAATATTTGGTTCAGGATAAATGTTTTTCCGTACCCAGAGGATCCGCATATAAAAACGTTTTGGTTTTGATCCAAATATTGTTTTACTAGATTTATCTCTTTATCGCGAAGCGAAATTTCACATTTGTTTTTTTGTTTTTTTATAGTAACAAAGGAATCCATGTCTGAAGAAGAAGATATTACTAATCAGGCTTTAGATTATGTTTTAAACAATGATTCACTTCAAAAACGTGTATTAGATCCTTTAAAAAGAAAAATACTTCCTTATATATTGTGCATTGGTTTCTTTAACTTAACACTTTTTATAATGGTGGCATATCTTGCGAATCGTTTATCGGTTATTCTGTAACAATTTCTTTTAATTGGCTACTCCTTTTTGCCATTTCCTTTTCTATTTCTTTTAATTCAATGTTATCCTCTTCGTAACTTAACTTTTTTAGACCTTTATCCAAAACTATTTTATATGGGCTTATCCTATGAATTTCGAGGATTTCCGGTGTATTTATACCTGGCTCACCAGGTAAATCCTTTTCGAATTTTTTGAGTATATTACTTGGAACTGGAGGTACTTCCTTAACGAGATTATCGTACCTTTTATGGTATGCTCGTACCATTGACTTACCGTGATCTAATCTTTCATCGGGTGGTAACGAAAGTTCGAGTCTAATTTCACGCGAAAATTTACCCCACTCTTGAGAACCAATATTGTGTCTTTCCATGAGTTCGTTTATTTTTAAAAATTGCATGACGGTCGCTAAGAGGCCTGATATAATGTTAATACCACCAATCATTGCTGGAACACTATTTTGTATAGATGCTGGGAATTGGTGTTGAGCAAAGTTAGCCGTACCTGTTATTGTTGAAAAGAAAATGATAGGTAATTGGAATAACATACTTAGATTTTTATACAGGAGGTATGCTCTAAAATTCATGTACCTGTAACACGTAGCTGCTTCTCCCCAATCCTGTAAGATTTTTTCGTTTTCTCTGCTCCATATTTTTGGACCATCCACCATTTCGACGATTTTTTCTTTCTTGTTGTCACCTGTATCAGAGTCGTTAGTATTATTATCTTCGCTCATACTAATAGATATGAATATTATATTTTTTATTCATTTGATTTTTTTTATTACAATGTTGGTCGTTCCATTTATGAAAAATAAACAAAACCTCGAGTTTTATTCGATACTTGTACCCTTTATATTTTTTCACTGGTCTGTGAATGACGATACGTGTGCATTAACGCAGATGGAAATGGCAATAACTGGTAATGGTAAGGATGAAACGTTTTTTGGTCGAGTTATGGGTCCTATTTATAAAATGGATGACACAGATGCGAATAATCTTTTGAAAACACTTTTGTTTGCCTTATGGACATTAGTTCAGTTTAGGCTTGGGAGGGTAGATCTCAGTCCATTGTATTCTAAAAAATAACTTCTTAGTAATTATAAATGAAGATTAAGACAAAGCAAAAATTATTAATCGTTGCTTTAGCGATACTTATTGTACTCATAATTTATCAAATACAAAATCCTATAGTGGTTAAAAAAGAAGTTCCTGTTAGAGTTCCTGTTAGTGTTCCAGTACAAATACCAGTCGAAAAGGAATATAGAGCACCACCAATCAAAGAATATAAACCCGGGTACGTCCAACAAATGGGTGTCCTTGTTGGTCCAGATGACGAGACATTACCTTTGTATGGTAAAGAGGTTCGAGGTAGGCGTGATAGGTACCATTATTACACGACAACACCCGGTGATCAAATGTATTCGCTTCCCATAACACACGATTCCAGAGATTGTATGGGTGATATCGGATGTGGTGAATTTTATGGTAATGAATCTGTTTCGGTTTTAGGACAAACGGGTTCATTCCAGGCTAAACTATACAGAACGGATAATTTTTTTTAAATAAAAATATACGTTATTAATAAAATGATCCATCTTCTGTTTAAAATGGATAAGCTTGCTATGCTTGCTTCGCTCATAGTCATATTCGTTTCGCAATCTACAAGATGGGGTATATGTGGTAAATGGGTACCTGATATCGATAAGATCAAAAAGAGTGAGAAGTGTAAAAAAGCGACTATATCTGACGCCGTTATTACGACCGTGTGTTGTTTATGTTGTTGGTTTATTGCACCAAAACTCGCACCCACTGCATTAGCCGGTGCAGCAGCAGGAATGGCTGCCGATCGTGCAATGAATTATGTTCCCATGCCTAATTATTAAATATAACTAATTTCTTGGTTTACTATAAATGAGGATCGATTCATTAAAAACTGAAGCTAAGAGACTTGGTCTTCGCGTGACTAAAAAGGTAAAAGGTAAGCGCGTACCCTTGACAGAAAAGGAATTGAGTTTGAAAATTCAAAGACGACAGGCACCAGCTTTGGAAATTCAAGTTCGAGAAACGAAAAAACTTTTACGAGCGTGTAGATCAATATTTAAAACGATGGATACACCTGTACCTAAACCTAAAACACCTGTTAGAAAATCATCTACACCACTTCCTATTAGACGTATACCAGCTCCACCTCCAATACCACCAGCACCACCAGTTCCACTGCGTCCTATGAAACGTAATATTCGCGCGAATTTGATGACTGCTTTGAAAGCCAATCTTAAAAAACGCGGTATTAAAGAAAAACTAAATCAAATTTCTTAGAAATAAACTTTTTCGATTTTTCTAAGTCGGGATAACTCCATAAAAGCCAACGTGACCAAAAACCAGCTGTATAGATACCTGTTTTACCCCAGTTTTCTCTATCGCTTCTAGTAACATCGAGCATGGATTCATGTACAAATTTAGGATCTTTATGCTGACGAATCATGTATGGTATGAAACCACCATGTCTTGAGACGTACGCACGCATACGTATAGGATTCCCATGCTTTGTATAATCCGAGTACCCTTTAGTACCAAAATCAACTGTACGCCCGTTTTCGAAAGTAACACGAAACTTTTTATCAAATCTTGGAC